CTCATTAATTATGTACCGCTCCGGTCAACGTTCAGTTGTAGAGTGGATTCAACAACGACTAGAAAACGATGGCTAAGAAAAATCAAACAAACAGACAGAAAGCTAAAACCCTAGCAGCCAAAGGTGTATCAGCTCAAAAAATTCAGCAACGAACCGGAGTAAGTAAGCAAGCTGCTCAAAAGTTTACACAAAAAGCAGCTGCACCCACGCCACCACCAACACAAGCTACACCTACTAGTTTTCAGGTAACTCCGCAGACTCAAACTACTGGGTTCTCTTTTACTCCTGCAGAAAAAGCAAGTGGTAACATCTATGGAACTGACATTGGTGATGGACTGACTGCTTACACTCAAGGTGCTCCCATTAAAGATCCGAGTGTTCTTCGTCAACAGATCGGGCTGTCTGCTACACCTGAAGCAGCGCCTGCAGCAACACCAGCCGCTACTGGCGGCGGCGGTGGTAAACAGAAACAAAAGAAAGACATTAGCGATAAAGGTCTGAAAACTCAGCTAAAAATCTACGGTGCCGATAATAAAATCGGTGGTAAGGAGTACAAAAAACTGATTGCACAAGGGTATACTCCTGAGCAAATTACCAAACGACTTGATGTACTTAACCAAAACCAAGGTTTGAAGATTGGTTTGGGATCTAATGTCCTCAATAAAATTGGCAAAGAAATTGCTGCTGATCCATTTAGTGCAATCTCCATCCCTGGTGCAGGTAATGTAGCTGCCCGTGGCTTTGGTGAAGGTAAACTTGGTCAAGCAATCAAACAGCTGGCTGGTGGTACTGAAGCTCCTGGTCAACGTAAAAGTCCTGCACCTGCTCCCAACCAACTTCTGAAACCTGAACCCGGTACTGTTGGTGCTGGTGGTATTCAACCAGGACAAGTACTTAGGGCAGGTGGTCAAGTAGGCACCAGGCAACCGACACGTGCTGAAAGGCAGCTAGCAAATCAAGGAGCAATTGGTGCTGCACCTAATGTAACTCAACCTGCCGCAGACATGACAGCTGGTGCTGATATGACTGAACCTGCTGCTGCTGGTGGTGACTTTGGTCTTGGTGAGCTTGGTGTAGACACGGGAATTTCTGCAACAGACCAAGCATTGTTGGATGCACTTTCTGGATTGAATGCTCCTTTTGGTGAGCCAACTGGCGGTGATCTTTTTGGAGACATCTTTGGAGGATTGGATCCTAACGACCCGATCACTGCAGATATTCTTCGTAGGTATGGCGTTGGTCGTAACTACAATATCGATGCAATTCGTGCAGCCCTTCGCAATCGAATGAGTCGTAGATCTTATCTACGTGGTAGCCTTGATTCAGGTGTCAATCCACTTCGTTCGGCGCTTTCCTTTGGACCCACTCTTGGTGGTTTGATGGCTAACATGGGAGGTGTTGCTGTATAATGTCTGCTAAACAAAGGTATGATTTCCTTACTGGAGACCGCAACCAATATCTCACCGTAGCACGTCGTGCATCTGACCTGACTCTACCTTATCTGATTCGTGATGATGATGACTTCACCAAACAAGCACAACCATTGCCATCTCCTTGGCAAAGTGTTGGAGCTAAAGGTGTAGTTACTCTGGCATCTAAACTGATGCTTGCACTTCTTCCTCCACAGACTAGCTTCTTTAAGCTACAAGTGGATGAAGGAATGCTCGGTCAATATGACCCTAACATTAAATCAGAACTTGATCTAGCATTTGCAAAGATTGAACGAACCATCATGGAAGCTATTGCTGCTAGTGATGATCGTGTCGTTGTTCACCAAGCACTCAAGCATTTGATTGTTGGTGGTAATGCTTTGATCTACATGGGTAAAGAAGGTCTCCGGTTGTACCCGTTGAATCGCTACGTTGTAGACCGTGATGGTGACGGCAATGTAATTGAAATTGTTACCAAAGAACGAGTATCAAAAGAACTCATTGAAGATCAACTTCCCAAAGAAGATAAAGAAGTAAAACCTGCTGGTAATGATTACTCTGATAATCAACGTGATGAAGTAGACATCTACACACACGTCAAACGTGAGAACAATCGTTACGTTTGGTACCAAGAGGTTTATGGTAAGAAGCTACCTAAGTCATTCGGTAAGTCACCTGTTGAAACCACACCTTGGATTGCACTACGGTTCAATTCAGTTGATGGTGAGATGTATGGACGTGGTAGAGTGGAAGAGTTTCTGGGTGATCTGCGATCCCTGGAAGCACTCACTCAGGCACTCGTAGAAGGCTCTGCAGCGGCTGCTAAAGTGGTGTTCATGGTATCGCCCTCAAGCACTACCAAACCCTCCACGCTGGCTGCTGCAGGCAACGGTGCGATTGTCCAAGGACGACCTGATGACATTGGTGTTGTACAGGTTGGTAAAACTGCTGACTTCAGGACAGCTTACGAGATGTCAGCCCAGCTTGAACGACGCTTGTCTGATGCATTCCTCATTATGAATGTACGGGACAGTGAGCGTACGACTGCTGAGGAAGTCAGGATGACTCAACTTGAACTTGAGCAACAACTTGGTGGTCTATTCAGTATGCTTACTGTTGACTTCCTTGTTCCTTATTTGAATCGAAAGCTCTCCGTCTATCAAAAGACTGGAGACATCCCACGTATTCCCAAAGGTATTGTGAAGCCAACCATTGTGGCTGGTATCAATGCACTTGGTCGTGGACAAGACCGAGAGAGCCTCAGTGCTTTCCTCCTTACTATCGCTCAGACCATGGGTCCTGAAGCTATTCAGACCTACGTTAATCCTGAGGAAGTAATCAAACGACTTGCAGCTGCACAAGGTATTGATGTCCTGAACCTTGTGAAGTCTATGCAAGAGGTGCAACAGCAAGAGGCAGTAGCTATGCAACAACAGCAACAGATGGAGCTGGCTAAGCAAGCTGGTCAATTAGCTTCTGCACCTATTAATGACCCATCCAAAAACCCACAACTCAATGGACAACAACCAAGCTCCGAAGCGCCGCCGGCGCAGTAAAGCTGAACCAGCAACGACACCAGAGTTTAAACCAGTCAATAAGTATGCTCCCAAAGCTAAGATTGGTAAACCAACTCTGGGTCGTTCTACGAATTATGTAGAGACTGTTGGTCTCGGTAAACTTAAAGTAATCCACGCCACTTCTAATGACAACTCTGACGTACAATCCTAACGAAGCTCCTGAAGGTGAACTGACTGCTGAAGAGCAAGAGTCCCTAGCCATTGGTGAACAGGCACTGTCTGCTCAGGAAGAGTTGTTGGCTGGTAAGTTCCGAGATGCAGAAGAACTAGAACAGGCTTACATTGAACTTCAAAAGAAGTTTAGTTCACGAGATCCAAACGAACAGCAGCAGGTAGAAGAACCCGTTGCTGAAGAACAAGAAGAAGAAGAAGGTGTAGAACCTTCCGATAATATTCTAGATACTCTCTGGGTAGAGGGTTTGAATGGTGAGTTCTCTGAAGACACAATTAAAAGTCTTCAAGAAATGAACCCAACAGATCTTGCTAAAATGTATCTTGAATACAGAATGCAAGCTGAACGTAACACTGTTCAATCCGAAGACATCACTGATGGAGATCTTTCTAACCTCCGTAGTATTGCCGGTGGTGATGATGGCTACGGTGACATGATGCGTTGGGCAGGAGAGAATCTTACCCAAAAAGAGATTGATATGTATGATGCAGTGATGGACAATGGTGATATAAATGCCATGTCCTTTGCTGTTCAAGCTTTGTTCAATCGCTACCAAGATGCCAATGGTATTGAAGGTGAGCTGTTGACTGGCAAGCCTGCATCTACACAGAAAGATGTCTTCCGTAGCCAAGCCGAAGTTGTTCGTGCTATGGCTGATCCACGGTACGACACAGATCCTGCATATCGTCAGGATGTCTACGCTAAACTTGAGAGATCTACCCTTGACTACTGATAACCTTTTCGCAAAAGAACCACCCATTATTATGACTGACCATCCCTACGGTGTACCACATAACGAACGTGCTGAACTGCTCAACGGTCGCCTTGCTATGCTTGGCTTCCTGGCTGCTATTGGCGCTTACGCACTAACTGGACAAATTATTCCTGGAGTATTTTAACTATGGCATGCGGTAAAAAAGGACATAAAGGCGGCGGTGGTAAGAAGCGCTGATGGCTAAGCAAGGTCTCTACGCTAACATCCACGCCAAGAAGAAAAGAATCGCCGCGGGCTCCGGCGAAAAGATGCGGAAACCCGGTAGCAAAGGTGCGCCTACTGCTGCCAACTTCCGAAGAGCTGCTAAAACTGCTAAAAAGAAATGATTCCTATCCTAACTACTATCT